TGGCCAGATCGAGGCGATTGGTGCTGCGGAGGAGCGGTTTAGCTTCTTGGAGAAGACCGCTTCCGAGACGCTGAAATCGATTTCTGCAGGGTTCCAGGAGTTGGCACAGAACTTTGAGCGTTTGGGCGGGTTGGCTTCAGTCAAGCTGTTCCTGGCGGCGTTGGACGAGATTATCAACTTCGTCAACGAGACTCTCAAGCTCGTGATTGACCTGTTCGATGCGTTCGACGACTGGTTGGGGGTCGACTTTACCGGGACGACTAGAGCCATCATTTCTGTCGCTGCTGCGTTGGCTTTGGCATTGAAGATCGCCAAGGAGCTGAGGGTCACGTTCTTGGCCCTGACGGGAACGCAGTTCGGTACTCGGATGGCTCAGTTGTTCACCGGGTTCTTTGCCGCTCGTGGCGCGGTTGCGGGAGGGGCGGCGGGGCTGTTGGGTCCGACAGGGGCACCTATTGTCGCTGCTAAAGCGACGGGTGGGATATTCGGTAAGTTGGGCGTCTCGGCGGGCACGGCTGCAGCGAGCCTTGGTCTCATTGTTGGAGCTGTCGCTTTGGTGGTTCTCTCACTCAAGGCGCTCGACGATAAGACCAAAGCACTTGCGGAGTCGTTCAAGGGCGGGAACGCGGATGTCCTGAAAGCCACAGTGGACGCGGTCAGGGAGATACGTAGCCTGGGTCTAGAGCGGGATGACCCTGAGGCTCAGTCGATTATCCACCAAGCACAGTTGGATGCAGCTAGGGCATGGGCACAGGGAGCGCAGGATGCTAAGCCGGGCGTTCTGGAAGTTATTGGGGCCGCCATCAGGGACCCGAGCGGCGTTATCGCTCCCAGGTTCTTCGGTGAAGGGGAGTTCGCGGATGTAGTTGCGCGTGAGCAGTTTCCTGAGGACTTCCCAGGTGGTAGCGAGTTCTGGGTGAAGCGGGTTATCGAGCTTGATGGGTTCCTGATCCAAGACTTGGTCGATGCTCTCAAGCAAGACCTGCAGGACCTTGATCTGACACCGGATCAGATTTCAGACATCCGAGCGGAAGGCATACAGGGTTTGCCAGAGAGCAGGATTCCGGGGAAGTTCGCTTTCGAGAATGAGGCAGACCTAGTGCGCATCATCCTGGAGCGCATCGACCTCGCCATCATCCAACTGGATGAGGATTTCGGCTCTAATGCGGCGAATGCCACGAGAAACGCGAACATTCGTGCGAACGTTGGCCTCGTTGCTGGCACGATTGATGATGTCTTCCTAGCGGCGGGGCTGTTCGCTGATCAGATCAACAGAAGCATCAACTCACTCCAGGCTGAGCTGGACGCGATTGATCGTGATGTGGCGCTTGGGCGTAGAACTCCAGGGTCAGTCCCAGCAGAGAGGGCGCGAATTGCTGGACAGATTCAGAAAGAGGCTGAAGCGCTGGCGATTTCCCCCTCCTCTACTCCAGAGGAGGTTGCGGCTGCTTTCGCGAAGGCAGATGCTGCCTTGATCCAGTCGGCTCAGGACTATATCGACCTTGGGGATGCGATTCTCACTCAGGGGGCGTCGGCTCGCACCGAGATAGAGCAGCGTGCATTACGGCTTCTCATATTGGGTGACCGGATCAGGCAGTTTACGCGATTCCAGGCTGCACCAGCCAAGGCACTAGACGCTCAGGAAACATTCAACGAGGTGCTGAAGGAGGATCAGATTGCATTGCTCGCCGCTGCTGTTACCGCAGCTCAGCAGGCGAAGACGCTTGCCGTGACTCTCTCAGAAAGGCAGGTTGCGTCTAATTTGCTGACGGTTTCATTCCGCAATCTTGCATCGTTCTGGCGAAGGTTTGGCGATGATGCAGCGGCTGATGCCCAGGTTGCTAATGCAATCCAGGAGGAGCGAGCAGCGCGACAGGAACTCAACGATCAGTTGAACAAGTCGTTTGTGGCCGCTGCACGGCGTTCTGGTCCGATTCTTAGCCCGACTACACAACTGAAGGCTCAGATTACTCAACTACGACAGGCCCAGAAAGAGGCAGCGAGGCTGGGCGATTTCGGCACCATTGCTGAGCTAGACATTCAGCTCCGTGAGGCTGCTGCCCAGGGCGCTCAGCTAGAGCTTCGCAAGATTACGGCTGCCGCGAAGGCTCGGGCCGGAGCCAGGGATGCGTTAGAGCTTCAAGGTGTTCAACTTGGCGCGTTGGTTGCTGAGCAGCGCCTGGTTGCCAGATTGATGGGTAGGAACTCGGTCGAGTGGTCTGATCTTGCGGCTTCCATCAAGTCAGCACAGGCTCAGTTGTTGGACATGGTGCTAGAGCTTGAGGGCATCAACCGCGCTCTCGGTGGTGACCTCACCAATCCGCTGACGCAGGCTGAGAATGCGTTTATCGAAGCCAGTCGTCAGTTCCAGCTCATCACCCAGGAGGGCGGAGGCGAGCTAGAGCGGGCACGTGCAGAGCTTGAGAAGAATCAGGCAGAGTCGGGTCTGGAGCGTGCGAGGTTCGACACGGCTCTGTTCGACCTGAAGTTCTTGTCTGAGACTGGAAAGCTTGGGACCGGTGGGTATATCTCAGCACTCCAGGCGTTGCTGGAGCAGGTTGATACCACTACCCACCAGGGCAAGAACATCTTCCTGGAGATCCAGAGTCTCATCGAGGGCTTGACTGATGACATTGGTGATCTCGGGTTCAATATCCCAGGAGCGATAAGGATTCCTACACTCTTCGAGGTTCGTCGGGCAGTCCAAGCAGACTCCCTTGGTGTCAACTACATTGACAACCGCCAGATCGACGTTCGTGTGAACGTTCAGACGGTTGCCGATCTTGATGAGCTTCTGGCGGTGTTGGCTGGGTCACTTCAGCAGACCATCCCCGTGGAGGGACAGCGGCTAGCGACGGGTAATGCAGGACTCACAGTGGGACCCTTTAGCTAATGGCACAGTGGACACTGACCGACAACTCAACAGGGACTCCTGATGTGATGACGTTCATCCTCAACCCGAACGCGTTCGATCCTCCGGGGTACCTGCCGAACATTCTACAGGAGCAGGCCACAGCGCCGGGGTCTCCTGTCGTTGTGTTTTTGGGGCGAATGAAAGCCGCTCGTGGGGCGTTCTCGGGGATCATCCACAACACTGCCTGGCTGGGTCTAGCGGATATCTGGTTCACGAAGTGGTACCCGCTGGAGCTTGCCGATGATGAGGGTCGGACGTGGAACATCCTGATCACTGGTTACACGAAGAAACGCCTGAAGCGAGCGATCAATCGGGACCGTCACGACTACACGGTTGACTTCATGGAGATTGGCTGAATGCAGAACATTCTTGAGGACAAGTGGGACATCTGGGAGAGTGGAAACTTCACTGGGGCTGATGCTCCGGTCACTCGCGCCACCATCTCTAAGCAGGTGCTGAAGACGATTGGGCAGCTCGACCAGGAGACTCAGGAGGGAGACCAGTTCCGCACGCTGCTTTTCTCCCAGGACGCTGAGTACATAGAGATTCCCAACATCGTCTCTGTCTCGATTGATCGTCGTCTTGGTGCTGACGCTGCCTCGATGACGCTGGTGATGAGGAATCAGACCGCTGCCGATGTGCTGGAGAATCTTGACGAGACCCATGCTGGCTCTGACCCAACAGAGGAGGCTGGCGGGTCAATTCTTGCCGTTGCTCCGACCAAGCGAGAGCTGGGCGAGTTCGCTGGCCCTGGGTTCTTTACCTTCCAGCGAGGACTCACCTTCGATTCGCAGTGGAAGTGGGGCCATGGGCAGAGTCCGACCTGGGTGGACATGTTCATCCCGAACCGTGTGATCCGCACTTTCCAGGGCTATGGAACTGACGGGGCAGGATCTCCCCATAGCGATACCAAGCTGGACTTGACCGGTACGTGGCTGATTGACCGGGTTCAGTACAGCGCTTCAGGAGTGATCACGATCACCTGTCGTGACTTTGGCAAGCTGCTGATCGAGCAGCGTCTGTATCCGCCGATCGTCCCGCTGAATCGCTACCCCTTAGACATCTGTGGTCCTACTACCAAAATTGTCACCAACAAGGTCACCATCGAAACGACTTCCTCAGAGGATCAGGTCAGTGATGACCTAGGGCGTCACCAGACGGTGGGGTGGGATTCTGGGAACGTTCCCTACTTCGGCATCAACGGGTCGGTCTACGGGCATCGTCCTTCCCATGCCTTTGACGGTGATGAGTCCACCTACTGGCTGTCGATGAGGAATAACGGACCCAACAAGGTGTGGTCCTTTGAGTGGATCGAATCAGATACTCGTGGGGAGCTGATCAACCAGGTTCACATGAAGCTCAAGTGGGGCAACTACAAGATTTGGGTGGCGGTCAAGGTGGATGGCAAGTGGCAGGGCACCTCATACGTTCCTTACGGGTTCAACTCTGTGCCAGCAGCACCGAACGGATCGCATGTGCCCTTCGTCAAGTTCGTCACGGCTCCTTCAGGTGACGGATGGTTCACTATCAACCTGGACAAGCAGTACAAGGCAGATGCAGTCCGGGTCATCTTCTCGAACCTTCAGTTCTTCGGCCGCATATCTGGGGGCGACTATCGCGCTGCGGTCTACGAGATGCAGGTGCGATTCCTGACTCCGAAAGGAACACAGTCTTCCGAGGAGACTGAAGAAGAGGAGGAGGTCCCAGTACCGGGGAACATCAGTGACTACACGGACATCATCAAGCTGTTCTGTGCCTGGTCGGGGTTCTACTGGCCTGATGGTGACGACGACCAGCTCTTGAAGGACTGGGGCGCTCCAGGGGGCAGGGTGTGGGGTGACTTCTTCTATTCGGGCGCGCAGCCTGTTGAACCCAACTGCATCCCAGCCTCCTACTGGGACAACAAATCCGTCATGGATGGGATCAACCAGATCAAGGAGATCCTGGGGTTCGTCTTCTACATCGACCCTGGTGGTGGTGTCATCTTCCGTCCGCCGAACATCTGGCGCACTGGAAACCACCTATGGGGCACTGGGTTTGTTGGAGAGGACACGGTTCGTGATGTTGATGAGACGAGAGTTCTCCTCGACTATGGGGTGACGATTGACGACCAAGACCTTCGCTCGAAGATCGTGGTTGTATCAGCTCAAGACCCGACTCTGCATGGGGCATATACCCCAGGGTTCGCATCCACTGAGGCAGTCCCCTCAGTGATAGACGATCTTGCTCTACTGGGTGGGCAGGAGCGGGTCATGTTGGTCCCGAACTACCCGTTCATCTCTCAAGCTGAAGTGGACAAGTTCGGGTTCCTGGTCAGCCTGTGGATGCACTGGGCATATCGGTCCTCCAAGTTCCGTATCCCAGGAGTCGCGGCTCTGGAGCCAGACGATCAGATTCGTATCTATGAACGGATCACGGCTGAGACCTTCATTCATTACGTCGAGGGCTACTCGTCGGTCATGAACTTGGATGCAGGCACGTGGTACATGGATGTGGACACTCACTGGTTGGGTAATGGTCCCTCAGAGGAGTGGCACATCAGCATGTCCACGATGGACCCTTCGTTGTATGCCTACCTTGCTGCGATAGGTCAGATCGATCCCGACACGACGGATCGTCCTCCTGAGATTGATCAAATCCTGAACTGGAAGCCACCGGACATTCCGACTGACCCGATTCGTATCCCGGAAAACTACTGGGAAATCTTCCCTGACCCGGTGATCATTTCGTATCCACCTCCGAACACAGACCCTGAGGATGGCACTGCGGCTACTGGGTATCTCACTCCTCCTGGGCCTAGCTCTGGCGGGACAGCGTTTGCTTGTGGGAATGCTGCTCAGTTCGCTCAATGGGGCGCGGGTCCATACTCTCGACAGCCACCGTCTTCTGGTTGGAAGTGCAACAGCTCCAATATCCAGAAGGTGACCTTGGCTGTGGCGTTCGACCCCGGTCTGCCAGGGACCGTGAACACCTTCCCTGGTCAGTTCAAGACGGTTTCGGTGAACATCGACCGTCGTGCGAAGTTCGCCTTCCTCAAGTTGGCTGACCTGTTCATGGATGAGGGCTTGGACATCAACCATCTGTCTGGCTACTACTGCCGTCCTGTGGTGACCTTCATTGGTGGGAGGCGGGTGTACTCCCGTACCTCGTGGTCGAACCATGCTTGGGGTCTTGCTGTGGATTTCAATGCTCCTCAGTTCCCGTACGGCAGGCACGCTTCTGCGGCTGGTTCTGATGGGCAGAAGCTGATTGCTGTCGGGGTCAAGGCTGAGAACAGAATCCGTACCGGCAACGGGGCACGTGTGTTCAAGTGGGGCGAGCGGTTCAGCCGTCCTGATCCCATGCACTTCCAGGTGTGTTGCTCTCCGCAGGATCTAGCTACCGGGGTGTTTCTCCGATGACTGATCAATACCCGTTACGGGAGGTTCGCAGGAACGAGATGCTCACCACTCTTAGTCGTCAAACAGAGGCTGAGTATTCTCGTCTGGAGTTTCAGCAGATCGTGCTTTGCACTGGTGAGCATCTCAGTGTGGAGCCGATCAAGTTTGGTCGAGCATTCGAGGAGCCTCCGTTCTTCTCCTTTTCTGGTGTGGTGAGGTCGAACGCGGTAGGAACGATCAAGACTGAGGATGGGCGGTTCATCAACCCCGGTCCTGACACTACTCGGGTCGGGGCAATGGAGGCATATTGGAAGATCACTCCTATTGGCACAGAACCTCTCACGGGATTCTTCAATTGGAAAGCCATCGGGACGCAAGATGTCGATCGTCTCTGGGGATGGGCTACTGGGTATGACTCAAAGCCGGGGGTCCAGGCTGAAGTCATTGACTGGACATATGAGTTTGAGCACCCCAGCAGCACTATTGCTGTGCCAACAGGTGGGCTGGATGGAGACCACCTCATTCTGATAGTCAATAGGGACGATGCAAACGTTTTCAGCGCGAGTGCTTTCCCTGGGTTTGCGCGCAACTTAGGAATCTTCGTGTCCACCGGTGGTGGTGCTGATCGAAGTCTCGCTCATTACATCCGTCAGGTGAACGACTGGAGTGTCGAACCTAGCTCATACACCTGGGTCGATGACTCCAACGGTGATCCCATGCATATGTTGATGATCTTGGCTCGTGGCCTGAAAGACGGGGGTGACATCCCTCCTTATGACGGTACCGCGGTCTACCAGACGCACTTTATCTCCCAGGATGAGTTTTTCGAGTCTCCTGATCGCTTCACGAAGGAGGGCGACCTCAACATATTCGCTGCCTATGCACCGGCGGATGCTCCCGCTTTCACGGCTCTCAAAGGAGCAAATCCCACCGCGCTCTTCATTGGTCACCTGACGGTTGGTGTTGCTTCGTGGATTCAGGATGCGCAGGGCATGTATATCGGTGCGAATCTCTGGTACAAGATGACGCAGGTGACGCCCGATGGCTAGGCACGGAAACCCAAGGACGTTCTATTGGCGATATCAGGACTCGCCCAGCGCTGCTACCGAGGTTGGTCACGACGGTTTTCTGCCGGTGCCTGCGACTGAGAACCCACAGATCACGATGGAGGTAACGCTGAGATTTGAGGGCAAGCACCTGAAGGGGTATTCGGATGTGTTTGACGTTGAGGAACGATCTGCTCCTACCGAAGTGATCTTGGACGGCTGCCTCACTGATGACTTCTTCACATGACGTACGGAAGACTACGCGCTGAGACAACCCGAACCGAACTCGATCGGGCTACTTGGGCTGGGCCGGTTCAGGTCATTCTGACCTATGAGCTTGAGGGTGTAGGGGAACACACGAGCGAGGTTCTCAGTTTTGGCACCGTGTTTGAGTCGAAACCCTTCTTCGCCTTTGGTGTGGAGCTTCTTCCAGATCAACCTCTAGTAGATGGCGCGTATCCTTTGGCGATGGCCGGGGTTGTGGAGTGGGACGTGACTGATGTCGTTGATGACCGCGCGGTCCCTTTCTACCTCGGCGCTAAGGTATGGTTTCATGCTGTTTCTACTACGCCATACCACTATCTCTTTCGACTCTCGTTTGACGGAGTTGCTGTAAGAAATACCGAGTTTTTCAGGGGTAACTAATGGCTAAGACTACAAACTTTGGACTCAATAAGTTCGGTCAGGAAGGACGTATCTCTGACGAGGGGTACAAGTACTCCAACAAGGACCGAGAGACGATCGATGCGCTCCTCTACACGCTGTTCCAACATGACCACCGGGACACCAGTCAAACGACGTTCCTAGGGCCACAGAATCGCCCTACGTTGACTCTGCTCACCACTGGGGGCACGATCCCGGCAGCAACGGACGTGTACTACCGGATTTCCTATCTCGACACCTTCAGCAACGAGACTGAGGCGTCGATTTCCGAGACGGTGAGGACAGCTAGTCCGATAGCTCCCCCAGATGCGTCAGGTCTCACGACGGCTACTACGGGCGGAACCCTCACGCCTGGTACGTACAAGTACGCACTCTCTTTCTACCAAGGAACAGCGCAGACGCGCGCTCCCAACATCTCAACTATCTCGATACCAACCGGGACTGTCACCAACACGGTGACGATCGCGCTGGACCCACCTCCTTCTGATGCGACAGGGTGGAAGGTCTACCGCAAGGGGCCAGGCGATGTTGAGTACTGGCTTCTGGATACGATCGTGGCGGGAGCTACACCGCCAACGTCATACGTCGATGATGGGTCTCTGTCTCCAGATTGTGCGAAGAAGCGCCCGACGATCAACGACACGAACTCGACGAACAGCGTCACTATCGACATCAGTGCTGAGGATCTTCCGCTCGACACACAGATCGTCTCCTGGCGCGTCTATCGCACGAACATCTCCGGGGTCTATGGGTCTGCATCACTCCTTGAGACCATCACTGAGACGACGACCCAGGGTGGAGCTGACCTCATCACCACGGCGACAGACACGGGTGCAGCTCTTCAGACTGGGCGGCCTCTCGACCAGACCACTGTGCCTCCAGAGATTCCAGGGCTTGACGCTTCTGATGTCTGGTCTGCATCATCGAGGCGTCTGACCTCCAGCTTGGCTCCTTTAGGCGTTCACGTGATGAACACCTTCATCTTGGGGAAGATCACTGACGCCACGGTCTACAACGAGTTCACTCCTCCACACGACATCCCAGTGGAGCGTGTTGAGCTTTGGCTCCAGGATGCACCTGACGGTGACGGGACTGACTACTCCACCGTTCGTGTGAAGGATGACGCTACCCAGAACGAGATCCAGTACATCTGGAATGACTCAGAGGTCATACCTGAGATCCAGTCGATGTGGCATGGAGCAACGAGTGGGACGTTCACCTTGTCATTCGACGGACAAGGACCGACGGGCAACCTGGACTGGGATGCCTTGGCTTCTGAGGTTGAGACCGAGCTGGAGTTGCTCTCCAACATCACTGATGTGATCGTGACCGGATCAGGGAACGCGAATGACCCGTGGTTTGTCGAGTTCATAGATCCCGAAGATGATGTGGCCATGATCACTTCAGCAGACATTTCCCTGAACCACACCGAGGTCGTAAAGGGGTTCGACGGTGGAACGTTCACCGTAACGTTCCAGGGACAGACCACAGCAGCCATCCTGTTCGACGACACAGCAGCTCAGGTTGAGACGGATCTAGAGCTTCTGTCAACGATCACTGCAGTCACGGTCACCGGGACAGGGACTGAGGCTGATCCCTGGTCGGTGGAGTTCGTGAACCCAGGGGCAGAGGACGTTGAGATCATGCAGGGGGATGCAACCAATCTGGGTGGTAACACTCTGGAGATTCGCGTGACCACCGAGGGGTTTGGTAACACGATTATCGATATCGATATCCAGGACACGAACCAGGCTCAGGTGTTCCAGACCTCCACGACAGACTTTGCCGAGATGGAGGCCGAGGATGCTACGCCAGGCGGAGGGACACAGGTGTCGGATGCCGTGGCAACCAACGACGTGGCCATGGAGCTTGACGCCCAGAACGAGGCCAACCAATGGGATATTGGCACTCTTGATGCTGGTGAGTACACGGCCAGGTTCTGGGTGCGGGACGTGGACAAGACATCAGACTTCGATATCGCGGTGGTTGACCAGCCCTCCACCGACATCATCCGCACGAGTATCACGCTTCATCGTGCTACCTATGAGCCGTTCTATGAGCTGAAGTTCACCTCGACTGGTACTGAAGACTTCCTGTTCGAGGTCGAGAAGACTGACACAGGGACTGATCGCGTTCGGGTGGACAAGTTCGAGTATCAGGTTGTTCTACCAGTCCTGCACGCTGGTTCCATTGTGCAGGTTGAGGGGCTGGTCACTCTAACGCCGACCGACGCAGGGGGAGACGTTCAGGTGAACGTTTGGTACTAGATGACTCACAAGTTCCTCATCAACGAAGACGACGCGACCTTCGACGACCAGGCTGAGCCTGACTCGGTTGACTTTGAGATTCTCCTTCTCGCCTATCAAGGCACGGGGGTCAAGAGTGGATGCGCGGTGACCGAGTCCGCGTCACCAGGCATGAAGGTGGACGTTGCTTCAGGCACGGGGTACTTGGCTTGGGCTGAGGTCTCAGTCTCGGCCTCGGTAGACCTGACCGTGACTGCTGCGGACGGTTCTAATCCCAGAGTCGACCTGGTGTCGATCAACAGCGGAGGAACGGCTGTAGTCACGGCGGGTACTGCTGCTGCTCAGCCTGTCGCTCCTTCGATACCTGCGACCAGCATGCCCATCGCCTTCTTGTATGTCCCGACTTCTGACACGACGATCACGGACAATCAGATCAACGACAAGCGGGTGATCCTCCTCGCAGGTTCTTCGCCCTCGCCCATGTTCGCTGAAAACACCGGGCTTACGACGGGGGTCTCAGGTTCGGCCTTTGCATGGAAGGGGTCTGCCGTGATTCCATATGTGGACGTGTCGATTTACGGCTATGTCATGGTCGGGACTGTCATCAATGGGGCTACCTATCAGGCTGCGGTTATGACAGAGTCGGGAGGAACCATCGCGACAATCGAGGGCACGACTGCCACTGTCGTGGCCGATTCGATAGATGCCGAATCGGTCGATGGTCGGGTCATGATGCTGTTTGATCCCCCCATCGCACTGACTGCCGGTACTGAGTACTACCTCATTTCCGGGAGAACTGACGGGGGCGACACGTATGGGTTTCCGATCCAGTTTCACGCCCGGCATACCTGGCCCTTTGGTTCTGCGCCAGCCAACATATCGATGCGTATCGCGAAGCAGACTCCTGCTGTGTCTGACACAGTTGACCTAATAACGAATGCCAATTGTGTGCGCGCTGGCATTCTCTTCACGCTTGACTGATGACCCTTCAGTTCATGCCCAGCGATGCTGATGCCACCTTCCCGGCTCAGGCTGTCCCTGACGCAGTAGATTTCGACATCCTCCTCCTTGCCCATCAAGGCACAGGGGTCAAGAGTGGTCTCGCTGTAACAGAGTCCGCATCGCCAGGTATGAAGGTCGACATCGCAAGCGGTACTGGCTATCTGGCTTGGGTAGAGGTCAGTGTCTCGACACAGGCTGACAAGACAATCGCAGCGGCGGATGGCACTTTCGACAGGGTTGACCTGGTGTCTATCAACAGTGGCGGAACCGCTGTGGTGACGACGGGCACTGCTGTTTCTGATCCGGTCGCTCCCCCTGTCCCGGCCTCCTCGATCCCCCTGGCTTACGTGTATGTCCCAGCATCAGATACATCGATCGTTGACAACCAGATCGTGATCAAGCGAGTGATCATCGCAAAGGCATCCCCCGGAGGGACGACCTATGCAGAGGTCAGCGATGCGAATTTTGTAACCATTAGTGGTGGGGCTTTTGCTTGGAAGTTCCAGGAGGTCGTTCCGTATAACAACATGCAAATTCATGGGATCGTGATGGGGGGAACGGTCGTCGACACGGCCACCTACCAGGCTGCGGTCATGACGAAATCGGGCGGTACGATCGCGACGATTGACAAGACCGGGTCTGTCACTGCTGATGCTACTGATGCTGAGACGACATGGGGCAGGGTCATGATGCTTTTCACGACTCCCGTGTCGCTGACCGCGGGCACGGAGTATTTCATCGGATCGGGCAGGACTGACTCAAGTGATACCTATGCGTTCCCGCACCTCAGTCGCGATAACGTCCAGTACTCGTTTCCCTTCGGCTCAATCGGGAGTTCTGGTCGAGCGCGTATCGCGAAGGCGAACCCTGCTGTGTCTGATACGATCGTTGATTGGACTACGGACGGAGCACTCGGCGTTGGTGTTTTTTGGTCGCTTGATTAGCCATGGCATTCAGGCTACGGAAGTCCAAGGGTGGCTCGACCCTTAGGGGTGGCGAAACCATCCGCAGCATTCCTGGCGACCGGAACCTGGTGGGGTCGGGGGATGCTTCTGGAGATGCCTTAGCCAACCTCGGTACACCAGTTGATTTGGCGGGTGCGGGCCATGCTTCAGGTGAAGCATCGGGCAATATCTCGGGTGTCTCTCGTTTCCTGGCAGGCAGCGGCCATGCAGCCGGTGATGCGTCAGCGACCCTTGGTATTCCGGTTGCTCTTGCGGGTGACGGCCAAGCTTCGGGTGACGCTATGGCAGAGATGGGATCGATCTCTTTCATGACGAGTTCGGGTCATGCGGCTGGCTTGGGGCTTGCGACCAAGCTCAACGCTCTGATCACCCCCACGGTGGATGTCTCGATCCCAGCAATGTCAAGTTCCCACGACCTCCTTGGGGCGACCCCTCAGGTGATGGTCGGTGGCCTCATCCTTCCGTCATATGCGCCTACTTCTTCTGCTATGTCAGGTGTGCGAACTGGGCTGATCGAGCCGACGAAGTACATACCGCAGTTCTACGACCACCGTCGCCAGATAGTGGGTCTAGAGGATGTGGGACCGCTGTTGCTGGAGCCATTGGAGATACCCGACACAAGGGGGCCTGCCTTCGAGATCCACTTCTTCCTCGTTGACTGGATGTCAACACCTCATCACGACGACTATTACATGAACACTGAACTCGATGTCCGGTGGGTAGGCGAGTTGCAACAGTGGAAATCGAGTCAAGGAACAGCGTTTGCCTCCAAGAGCGTGGCCTCCAGCGGAAACCTTGGGCAGTATGACGGTGAGTGGGTGTTTTGGCTAGCTGGCTCGTTCGACGGTGAAAATCCAATACCGGGTCGTCCAGAGGTCAACCACCACAATGGCGTACAGTTTGCAGGCGAACTCGTTTTTGACTGGTGGGACACCGCTGGCAATCTCCATGAAGCTCACTCGGTCACCGTTCCAGCGGATGGCACCTGTCGGGCCGGAGTGAGGGTCAACATGCAGGTAGGAGGTGGCCAAACCACGATCAGATTCTATTGGGCGACCCTGGGGGCAAATTGGGTGCTACATGACACGGTGGTCTTCGGTGCCGAGTACCCCATACGTAGGAAGGGCGATCAGGTTGAGATCGCATCACACAACAACGGTGATGGAAGTAATTTTTATTGGAACCCTCCCGCACCGATGGAGGGCACGGTCAACAGTGTTGTCATGCGTGTCGATGGCAACCCGAGTCCTGTTTTCAGCATGCAAGCTGGTATTTGGGAGGGGGGTGCCTCGATCAGACCCGATAACGACTTCTTCTTCTTCTCGCATGACATGCGCCAAGCCGAGACTGCGCGCGACAGTGTTGGGAGGGTGTGGACCATGGAGAGGGTTTCTGACCATGGGAGACTCCATCCGTTCGACAATGAGCAGATCGAGTGCAGTACCCACACTCACACGGGGGATTACTTCTATCACCAGCCGTTTGTTTTCAGCTTTCCACATCCAAACGATTCTGACTTCGGCGTAGGGGGAGGCTGCTAACCATGCTCACTGAGTTCATGAGGGCAATCCAGTTCGACACTCTCTTCCAGAATAGAACCTTCGTTTTCGCCCACTCTGATGCCTATGTGGGGCTGTTCACGACTGACCCAGGAGATGCAGGTGATCAGTCGGGCGAGGTGTCTGCTGGCGAGTACAACAGGGTGCAGCCGACGTGGACCACAGTGGATGCAGACACGGAGACGATCGTGTCGACCGTGAGCTTTGCCGAGGCTACTTCTACCTGGGGCACGATTACCCATGTTGGGCTGCTTGACGCTTCTTCAGGTGGGAACATGCTGGCGTATGAGCCAGTCTCATTCCTTGTCGAAAGCGGTGATCAGGTGGTCCTTGATCCAGACAAGCTCACTGCCACTGTGACCTTCGATACCGGGACTGGTCTGGGAGAGGACACGGTGTACGCCGAGTACCGGCAGAAGATTCTGCTGGAGTCCGTGCTGCATGGAGGGACGCTGGGACCACATCAGTCCTTCGCTGGCCTGAATGGGTCTCAGACTGGAGATGGGTCGCCGGGGTCTTTCATCAGCGAGCCGGACCCAGCGGTAGCGGTTGGATACGCACGGCTTCCCATGCAGTGGGCAGCGGTAGGTAGCAACCCGTTGCAGATTTCCAACGTCAACGAACTGGCGTGGGTGGTGCAGAATGTCGATGGCGCTACGAACTCATGGAAGTTTGCCAATCGGGCTGTCATGCTGGTCAATGACGGGGTGCCAAGATCGTCGAGCACGCGTGGGTGGTACAGGATCAATGGGGCCACTCTCGATCCACCTTCTCCTGGCGAGACTCTGAAGATCGCCGCAGGGGCATTGGTGCTGACCTTCTAAAGCTTCACATGAACGATAGAATATTCCCGTGACTGACTCCGACGATACTTTGGAGCGGAAGATCGATGCGGTAGCAGTAGAGGTCAGTTCTATGCATGAGGAATTGCCGCATATGATCTCTACTGCTGTCAAGCGACACGAGACCACCTACGTCCACATGACTCCTGAAGCCTATCGGGAGATGCTTGGCGGGAAGACGCCTGGTGAGCTAATCGAAGATCACGATACCCTCGCTAAGGGGCACGAGTTTTTGATAGGCCAGTTCAGGTCATTCACCGCAAAGCAGGATGAGATTTTGACTAATCAGCACTACATCGCCGAGGTTGTCCTTGGCCCAGAATCTACCAACTATGATGGCGAGGTCGAGCGATCTGGAGGGTTGCAAGACCTCGTGGCCGAGTACCAGAATGGCCAAATCACAACCCGTTTGACCACCAGGGATCGAGTGGCGCTATACGTCGCTGCGATCGGTGGGTTCGCTGCTATTGGTGCTGCGTTGATCATCAGCTTCACCTGAACGTTGAGTCACACCTAACTAGTACGGTGTGTCCATGCGAGTCAGGCAGTCATCCCTCAAGCAATTCGGGAAGTGCGCGAGGCAGTACTACTACTCGCAGATCCTGGAGCTTGGGGGAGACCAGCAGGGTTCCCTCACTGTCTTTGGGACCGTGGTCCATTACGCCATTGATGTGTATGAGAACTTCGATCACGATCTAGACCTAGCGCTGCGCACCTTTCGCCACTACTGGAATCACCCAGAGGAGCTTGGCGAGAACATCGACTTCTGGCATCGCCGCTCAACCAAGGAAGGGTTGATGAGCCGTGGCATCGAGATGCTCAAGCAGTATCACGAGCTAGCCCCGTGGTCTGAGGGAAAGATGCTTGGCACCGAGATTCGCTTCGTTGTCCCTATCGGTGATCACGAGCTGGAAGGGACTATCGACAAGCTTTGGTTCCGTCCGGGCCAGAAGAAGGTAGAGGTCATCGACTTCAAGACTGGAGCCTTCGTTCCCGAGAAGCTGCGGTACAACATCCAGTTCACTGCCTACACCTACGCCACCGAGCGCCCAGAGTTCTGGCAGTTTGTGCCGGGGTGGGAGCATGGATATGAGGAGTTCTACGGGTGGCAACGAGCAGGGTGGTGGTACCAGGCGCGACGAAACAAGATGTTCAACGCAGGAAACAGGGGGGTAGATGACTACAAGCGGTTGCTTCTCGCGATCGAGGAGATGAACAGAGCGATAGAGCGTGAGGTGTTCCCCCTTGACTACTCAGGTGAGCAGTGTGGGTGGTGTGCCTATGCCGATGGAGTATGTGGATCAGAGATGGAGGACCCGACCGAGACGGCCTTGGTCCTCCCAGGAATGGAGGTATGAATGAACTACGACGAGATTCGGAAAGAACTGGACGAGGAGAATGAAACGTTGGTCTTTGCCGAGGTAGAGGTTGTCGATGCCGAGGAGGAGTTATCGGATGCCATCGATGGGGTGAAGGCAGCCAAGAAGCAGATCAGAGCCTTGCGGCAGATACTGCGTAACTCCGGCGAGCCGTACGAGAAGAAGCTGAAGGGAGTCGGATGAAGGTTGAGATGACTGGCATCGAGGACCGGCAAGGCCCATGGAAGACAGCGATCGCCGGGTTCCCTGGCGTGGGCAAGACGCTGTTTGCCTCCACCGCCAAGCAGCCTCTGTTCGTCTTTTTCCAGGAGAACCCGAGGCTGAAGTCCATTGCTGATCGAGCCGTCCCTCACGTGAAGCTTGTGAACGACCTCGCTAGTGGGGGAGCGAACGTGCAGGACAAGCTCAATGCCCTGTCGATCCACCTGCAGCTATCAGATGTCGGATCGTCTGCTGCCTACCAGACCTTGGTGATCGACACGGGTGACGAGTTGTACCAGTCCATGAAGGCCGCCCGTACCTACCAGAACGGTGGCGAGTTCGGACCTGGTGATTGGAACTGGATCGCTGATGCTTACCGGGAGGTCATGCTTGGGCTGATCGACCTGCCGATGGACGTGATCGTGTTGTATCACATCAAGTCGGCGATGGATGAGGGTGTCACCTACCGCGAGCTGATGCTTCAGGGAGCCTCCAAGGATGAGGCAGCGGGGTGGTTCGACATCGTTGGTGTACTTGACACCTTTGAGGTGACCGAGGATGATGGCACTTCGGTGACGAAGCGGGCATTACTGACCCACTCGTCCCGACTGAATCCCTGGGTCAAGGATCATTCTGGCGCGTTGCCGCGTCGGTTTGAGCTTTCCAGCGGCATCATCGATGACTACCCGAGGATGATGAAGCTGGTACGGGAGGTGCCGGAGGTCGCCACTGCTCACGAAGAGCTGGAAGTGATCGAGGTACCGGAAGAAAAAGCTACTGAGGGGCAGCAAATAGTGCCGTCTCCTGAGGAGCTTCATGCGAAGAAGGAGGAAGTATCGACACCAACACAAGAAATACCAGAGCAGGAGCCGCAGCCTGCTTCTGAACCAGCGCCAACTGAGGAGGCACCGATCTCCTCTCAGGACACGACAACCGACAGTCAACTGCCGGAGACTAAGGATGAGGACGATGACGGTGTGGTAACCGGAGTCCCTACCGAGGTAGCGTCGGATAGTCAAGAGCAAGGGGAGCTTGTCGAAGGTACGCTGGGGGAGGCTGCGGCTCTTGTAGTTGAAGAGCTAGGTGCTGAGGAGGAGCCAGAAGAGATATTTGTATGTGCTGAGTGCGGCGATCCGGTCGAGGACAAAGACCTTCGGGAGTTGACCCAGATCCGATTCCGTAAGTACTTGTGCCGGGAGCATTTCCGGGACGCCCTCAATCAAGCGAAAGGCGCTTAGATGAAGCTGACTTCAGGAGACCCAACGGAACTGGACCTCATTCCAGAAGGCGAAGTGGTAAACGTCCGTCTTATCGGCGTTGACCTTCACGAGTTTGAGTACAACAAGGAGCAGATCAAGAAGCTGCGATGGTCATTCGCCGTAGGTGATCCTGGTCCTTGGCAGGGGAAGACGATTACCGGTGATACGTCCACCAACTTCACCGCTCATCCGAACTGCAAGGCGTACAACTGGGCGACTGCGTTGACGGGTAAGGAATATCCGCCAGGTGAAGAGATGGACACCGACGACATCATCGGCTTGCCCGCTCGTATCATCATCCAGCACAAGCCTGGCAAGGATGGTCGCCTTTGGATGAGGGCACGAGAAGTGCTGAAAGCCAGCGTGCAAGAGACGCAGCCTTCACCCCAAGACGCTCCCTTCTAGCCGTTGGAGCCTGAGGAATACCTTCGGTCGAAAGGGTTCAAGCTCAGGAGCGCACCTGGCGAATGGCAGACGGCTTGCCCGTTCTGTGGTGACAAAGCACGGCACGGTGGCCATCTCTACGTCAATCGTGAACACGGGGCGTGGATGTGTCAACGCTGCGGCGAGAAAGGCTCCTTTTACACCCTTCAAGTGAAGCTTGGGGATACTCCCGAGCCGTTTCACCGCGACCTGGCCGAGAAGTGGATGGTTTGGCGTGCTGTCGTTGAGATATCTCAGAACGCTCTCATCGATAGGCCGGAGGTACTCCGATATCTGAAGGAGGAACGTGGCCTGTCGGCGAAGACCGTTGGGAAGTACCGACTCGGGTGGGCACCGAAGGACCTCATAGATCAGCTTGTCATGACTGACCTGGAGATACGGGACATCAAGGCAGCGGGAGTCATGAACGAGAAGAACTACCCGCTGTTTTGGGACCGAGTCATGATCCCCTACTACCAGCGAGATCATGTTGTCACGATCCGGGGTAAGCAGATCGGTGGCAACGTCCTTCAGGCGAAGGACACTTCCATCCACCTGTTCGGGGTGGACAACTTGCGAGGTCACGAGGAGGTGTTCATTTGTGAGGGGGAGTTCGATGCCATGTTGCTTGACCAGTACGGGTATGCAGCCTGCGCTGTTCCTGGTGCTGGCAACTTTCAGCAGCATTGGGTTCATTGGTTCGATGATGCCCGTCGGGTGTTCATTTGCCTAGATGCTGATGACGCAGGCCGCCAGGGAGCGCTAAAGATTCAGGGCATGCTCGGTGCGAAGGCTCGGATCATCGAGTTCACCGTTCCGAGGGATGAGGATTCCACGGATGTGACGGAGTTCTTCCTCCGTGATGGGCACGAGAAGCCAGACTTCGAGAACCTGGTTAAAGCGGTCAGAGGCCAAAGGGTCTTCACGTTCAGGGACGGTCTTCGGGAGAGGGACATCCTTCACACGAAGCTTGGGATCAAGCTGGCGTGGCCTGAATTGGACTACGCCATCACTCCAGGGTTACTTCCTGGCCAGGTCCTCACGCTTTTGGCGAAGACTGGGGCAGGTAAAACAGCTTGGGTGACGCAGGTCATCCACAATGTCTCCATGTGGCAGCCGTACGACAAGAAGGCAGAGGGACCGGGGGTACCAACCCTGGTCCTTTCTCTTGAGCAGACACGTGCCGAGATTTCGGAGCGGCTAGAACGGATCGGCCACATTTACAACCCATGGGCTGACGAGGACCAGATATCAACCTGGTATGGGCGGATGCGTATATGTGACGAGAACAAGATCCCAGCCGGAGATATCAAAGCGCTTATCGAGGAGTTCATCGACGAGGTCGGAGAGCCACCGAAGCTTACGATCGTCGATTACCTCGGGTACTGGGCACGCAGTTTCAAGGCCAAGTCGAAGTATGAGCAGGTGTCTGATGCGGTCATGGAGCTGAAGCTGATTGCCAAGCAATACCAGACCGCGATCATCGCTCCGCACCAAGTTTCACGTGCAGGTAGGAGGGGTGAGCGACTGGAGATGGATTTCGCTCGTGACTCGGGGGTCGTTGAGGAGACGAGTGACTTTGTGTTCTCGATGTACCGGCCTCACGACGATCCTGCCGATCAGCAGGGTGACGAGTTGTACTGGAAGAAGCGAGCGGAGGTCCGTTTAGAAATTCTCAAGAGCCGTCACGGGAACGTTGGGAAGGTGATCCGCATGCAGTGGGCACCGTATTCCCTGGCGTTGGTCGATCACGGCAATGAGATGGGCAAGCGGGTGCAGAAAGAATGGACGATGTACGACCGACAGATGACCTACAGCGATGTGCTTGAGGTCCACCGTGGAAGGAAACACGTTTGATGTGCGAGTCCTGTAACTACCGCGTTGTCCAGGTGCTAGTCACCTTTGAGGATGGAGAAGCGTTCCGAGTTTGTAGGTCCTGTGCCCAGGAGGCCGATTACGGAAGGGAGGTGAGCATTCGTGGTGCGATCCGTCAGCTACGTTTCAGGGATGCCCGATCGGCTACGGCCTGAAGATGTAACCACTGTCCCGAAGTTCACCGAGTATGCACGTCAGGAGCTTGGCCTGTCCTATCCGGTGGGGAAGGGCAGGCGTAATGGGTGGATGAAGTACTGCAAGGAGGAGATGTCGACTCAGTCATGGACGTTTCTTCAGCTCATCACCGCTGTTGATTACATCAAGGACGGAGGGCGATCTTGCCGTACCCTGTATGGGATTCTCCACTATGTCGACGAGGCTGGGGAAGTTAACGCTCGCGTTAGTAAGGACTTGGAAGATGACAACCTTCAGGTGAACGTTGCTGATGCGCTCAACGTAGAGCAGGACGAGTCGTGGCGGAGGAAGCTTGCTCTCGCTCAAGGCCAAGCGCTGGCAATGGTGTACGAGCAGTGGAGGGTGGAGCGAGCATGATCCACCGGCTGATCTACAAGCATTGGCCCCATTGGGTGCCCGAGCCGTTCGGACCTGGAACATGGGTCTGTGCGATTTGTTGGGACGCACGCCGATGATCATTTGGCTCACGGGGCAGCCAGGAGCAGGGAAGACCACTTTGGCTGAAGGCTTGTCGACCATAATGAAGACATGGGTGGGCAGTTTTCCACTTTCCACTTTTCCACCCAAGATTGCCATGGTGGATGGTGATGAGATGCGTGTCATCATGCAGAATCCTGGCTATGACAAGGCTGGTCGCCACATCAATATCGACCGTGCCCAGGCAGTTGCTGCCTATCTTGACCGGCACATGGATTACGTGTTGGTGACGTTGGTGGCTCCGTACCGTGAACAGCGGGACCACTTCAGAGAGACCCACGACGTGATCGAGGTCTACGTTCACACGACAGACGAACGAGGACGAGAGGAATTCCACGTCAATGACTACGAACCACCCGACGGAGACCACTACATCGACATCGACACAACAGGAGAGCTTGCCGTCGACTCCATACGCCGTCTTCATCGGGCGTTGGCAGCCGTTTCACAAGGGTCATGAGTGGTTGATTGCCCAGAAGCTTGACCAGGGCATCCCGTGCTTGGTCATGGTGAGAGATATTGCCCCGGACGAGGCTAATCCCTTGCCCGCCGATGAAGCGGCAGACATCATCCGTGCCCGTTACGGGTCCCAGGTGTTTGTCATGGTGATTCCCGACATCGAGTCGGTGAACTACGGGCGGGGTGTTGGGTACGAGATCAACATGCACGAGCCTCCTAGTGATATCCATGCCATAAGTGCGACCAGGCTTCGTCACATGCTTCGTAGGAACGATGACGGGTGGAGGGACCACATTGACTCATCAATCTGGAAGCAGGTCGCGGAGATTTATGGGTAGACAACCCCATGACTGTGATCGGCAGGGTCATGTGTTCTTCACCAATTTCGGTGGCGATGATGTGTGCCAGTACTGCGGCTACACCATCACGGAAGATGAGTTAGGCAAGACGTATGCTCAGAAGAATCATCCCGAGACTTCACATGAAGCTGCTGCGCAGGCGGTGTCTCAGGCATCACAGGATGCTGCTACTTGTCTTGCGCTGATCGAGTTCTCGTTGAATTACGGCATGATCTGTGACGAGATTGCTGAAGTCTTTGAGTCCAACGGAAGGATCATGCCACCCAACCAAGTCTCCTCTAGGGTTCATGAGCTATATGAGAAGGGCTTGGTAGTTCGTAAAGGAGTGAAGCGTACGACACGGCGGGATCGGAATGCCGACGTGTGGATATTGAAGGAGCGAGTATGAGATTTGAGGGAGAGGAAGTCACTGGAGGCCCCAAGGTCACCGTTCGTCAATTCAGGGGAGACATCGATGTCCCGCTGACGGTGGATGAGATGGTGGAGTTGAAAGTGGTTGCCAAGGTGACTGAGGTCAACCATGTGGTGGACGGGAAGACTGGTCTCCTCAGCCGTGTGCATGTTCTGAGGATTCAGGAGGTCGAAGTTGCCTGAAGACGAGCCGTACCACACCGTCGAGTTCACTGTCGGCATCAAGGCCACTCGTAACAAAGATGGGACGATCAGGTCGGTGAAGGGGTCTCAACTGTGGCAAGGGCTTCCGAACCACGTAACCAGGGATGAGCGCCTCCTTCATGTGAAGGTTGAGGTTCCAGAGTCCTTCTTTGCTGTGTCGGCCAAGGTGAAGGGCAAGATCGAGTCCAGACTCCAGGAGGAGTACGTCTCTTTGATCGAGGAGCTTGAGAGTGACCCCGAGGAGAAGACACCATGATGATCCGTGTGCTTGGTTGCACCCTTGCCGATGACGGAACGATTGTGGTTGAGTGGCTAGACGAGGACGAACACCGACCTGAGATGACCGTGGTGAGGCAGACTTCGATCACTGTCCGTGGTCAAGAGGATTGGTCCCGTGTTGGCTACTACGCGAAGGAACTTCGCGGTGACTTGGAAGAACTGGTTGCTTGGACGGAAAAATACCGCTTGGGTCAGGTACCTAGTTAGCGGTAAGATGGTAGGGTGGGAATGGAGAGGAGATAGGAATGAGTCGAGTAGCAATGGTGGCGGCTCTTGTCGCTGCATTTTTAGTTGCGGTCCCAGCGCTCGCGACTGATGTTGTGAGTAGGGATATACCAATCGGGACTCTGCACGGAGATGTAGGTGAGTTGATCCTTGTGGCAACGGTTGATACGGCACCGGGCTTGCTTTGCACGGGTGCTGTCGATCCGGTCAACAACTCGTCTAACCACGACAACACTGATGTGGTGTTCGAGAGTGGTCAGGCCGGTGGCATGATCCTCGATGTAGAAGTGCCGACCTTTGATCCCAGCCAGACGATCAGCTTCGTGTCGGAAGGGCCGACGTTGATCTACTTCCGCATCGGTCCCGACAAGGTGATTTCCGCAGGGTTCGTTGCCATGTTGGATTGCCATGAGCCAGAGGAACCAGAGGAAACCACCACGACTACGGTGGCAGTGACTACGACCACGTTGCCGGGCACGACCACGACTACGCACGTGGACCCTCCGACGACGATCACAGCACCACCACCAGGCTGTCCGCAAGATCCGACGACCCCATGCGGTCCTGTCGATGCAGGTGGTGGGTCAATGGCTGCGATCATCCTGGGTGGACCCCCACCTTGGGGGGAGTGGATGAAGATTGGCGGGGCAGCCTTGCTGGCCCTGAGTCTGCTGATCGGGGCTTTTGGCTACGCAACGAGGAAGAAGTCGGACTAGCTTGAAGCATGTTTGGCGGGTTCGCCGTAGCTCGGGTAGGGAAAGAGTTGCGGTGGGCCTGCCATTCGTTCCGTGAGATACGTCCTGTCGCGTGAAGGTTGGAATGTCCTTCTCGAAATCTGCGCTAGCTGTGGAGTCCCTCTCGATGATCCCGACTTACTGACCTTGACGAATATCAGATTCCGCAAGTCGCTGTGCCGCGCACACTTTCGTGAAGCGATCATCAGTGCTAGGGTCCGGCCCACTCCCTAGCCAGAAGGGTGATTCCCTATTCGACGATTAGTTGTATTAGTCGCGCTCGCAGTGATGTTCACGGCAGCGCCAGCACAAGCACACACCGACGAGCAACTGGACCAGTGGGTACAGCGTTGGCAGTACGCACTCTTCAAGCAGGGAGGCATCACCCAAACC